CACTGGTATACCAGACATCGATGTTGTTGTTTACGATTCTGGTTATACATTGCATTTAAATACTGGTGTTGGTTCAGGTACATATACACTACAAGAAATGGTGTTTCAATCTCCTGATAATACATACGCAAATGCAACAGCAGTGGCCACAATTCAATCGTGGGTACCATCAGCACACCAAATGGCAGTAACAAACATTGCAGGTACGTTTGTAGATGGCCAAGTTGCAATTGGCCAAAAGAGTGGCGCAAGTTACATCGTTTCTTCATATGATCCATTAGAAGTACCAGCAGTCAAAGAAACATATGACAATAGTTTGATTCGTGGTTCTGCATCAGGTATCTTAGACATTACAGAATCTAATCCTTTAGGTGGTATATAATGTCTAATACCACTTATAATAGAATGATTCGTAAAATAACAGTTGCATTTGGCAACTTGTTTGATAACATCACATTGGTTCGTTATAATCCAGATGAAACAGAACAAGAGCGTTTTGTTGTTCCTTTAGATTATGCAACAAAAGAATTATATGTTGTTCGTTTGCAACAAGATCCACATTTAGATAAAAAGATTCAGATGGCATTACCACGTATGTCATATGAAATGAATGGCATATCTTATGATGCAAGTCGTAAGCAAATCACAAACATGCAGAACTTTGCAGCTGCAGGATCTGGTTTTCTTTCACAGTATATGCCTGTTCCATACAATTTTGATTTTAGTTTGTATCTCTATGTTCGTAATATTGAAGACGGTAATCAAATCATAGAACATATATTGCCATACTTTGCACCAGATTATACAATCAAAGTCAATATGATTCCTGAAATGGGAATTGTAAAAGAAGTTCCTATCATCCTAAATAATACAACTTATGAAGTAACCTATGAAGGTGACAGAGATTCAGATACAAGAATGGTCATTTGGACTTTGAACTTCACAGTCAAAGGCTTCATTTTTGGTGGTACTTCAAGTGTTGGTTTAGTTGAAACATCTATTACGAATATATACAATAATCCAAATCAAGCAAACAATGTGTTATTTGAAATGGCTTCTACAGGATTAGGTGAATATAGAATTGGTGAACTTGCATATCAAGGAACTTCTGCGGCATTAGCAACTGCTTCTGGCCAAGTTGTGACTTGGGATAAAGTTGAGAAGACATTAGTTCTTTCAAAACTATCAGGTAATTTTGTTTCTAATAAAAACATTGTTGGCCAAAATTCAAATGCAAGTTGGAAGTTTTTGACGTATCAAGTTATACCACAAGAACTAGCAAAGATTACTATTTCTCCAACATATGCAAATGTCAATGAGGATTTATTAACGGAAACTGCTTTAGATCCAGTTGCAGAGGATTTGTCAACAGATGTTGGTGTAGAAGATTTGTCAACTGAAACAGCTAACACAGGTTCATTTACATTCAACACAATTATAACAGAAACTCCGAATATTTAAAGGTTAAAAAATGTCAAAGACGCTACAATTTAGAAGATATACAACAAGTAACCTTGCCAGTATTACTGGTGCTTCTGGTGAATTGATTGTTGATACCACACAAAACACGATTACAATACATGATGGTTCAACTGCCGGAGGTTGGGGTGCAGCTTCTAACACTTATGTTAATTCAGTATTTTCTGTTGTTGCTGGAGTTAATACAACACAAAATACGAATATTCAATCAGCATGGACTGCGGCTAATAATGCAGTTATAAAACCACAGAATCCAGAAAGTACTAATTATGTACTGCAATTATCTGATGTTGGCAAATACATTTATTATACCAATTCATCAAATGTAAACTTGTATATTCCAACAACTGCAAACGTTGCGTTTTCTAATGGCAGTACCATCACTATTGTTTCACATACATCAACCGCAAATATTGTTGTGACTCCAAATACTGGCGTATCTTTGTATGCAGCCGGAAATTCAACTTCAGGTAGTCATAATGTAACATCTTATGGTGTTGTGACATTGTTGGCTGCGGCTGCAAATACTTGGTACATTCACGGTACAGGTCTTAATTAAACTATAAGATTGTTATGAACAACTTTGACAAAAATATGGAAGAAATCTTTGATGTGACCACAAAAGTGGTTGCACCTCCGCCTGCGGTCAAAAAAGAAACTTTGCCTGCGGTAAAGGTTGATGAAGCAGAACTTGAAGAAGACTTAGCTGATGCATACGAACAAACTAAATCTAACCTACAAGATTTGATAGACCAAGGCAAATCTGCCATGGGTGAAATATTAGAGATTGCAAAAGCAGGTCAACATCCTCGTGCATTTGAGGTGTATGGTACACTACTGAAGAATGTGGTAGATGCCAACAAAGAACTTCTTGCAGTACAAAAACAAATGCGTGATATGGATAAGAAAAACGCACCATCAGGAACTACAACAATCGACAAAGCCATTTTTGTTGGATCAACTTCAGAGTTAAGTAAGTTCATCAAAAGTAACAAAGAATGATAGATTCAAAAGACAGTTACCGTGACAACCCGCTGCTTAAAAAAGCAGGCGTACAAATCAAATACTCACAGGAACAGGTTGAAGAATTTTTGAAATGTGCAAAAGATCCAGTGTATTTTGCACAACACTACATCAAAATCGTTAACGTTGACCGCGGTTTAATGCCATTTGAGATGTGGCCATTCCAAAAAGAAATGATTAAGTTATTTCATGATAACCGTTTCGTCATCACAAAATGTCCACGTCAGGTTGGTAAAACTACCACTTCTGTGGCCTATCTTCTTTGGTTAACATTATTCTCAGACTCACAAAACATTGCCGTTTTGGCCAACAAAGGTTCACTTGCACGGGATATTTTGGCCAAATACCAACTGGCATATGAAAATCTTCCAATGTGGTTGCAACAAGGGATCATCACCTGGAACAAAGGTAATGTGGAACTAGAGAATGGTTCTAAAATTATGGCCGCATCAACCTCGTCATCCGCAGTTCGTGGAGGATCATTTAACTGTGTATTCTTAGACGAGTTTGCGTTCGTGCCTGCAAATATTGCCGAGGAGTTCTTTAACTCAGTCTATCCTGTTATCTCTTCTGGTAAATCCACAAAGATTATTATTGTGTCTACACCTAATGGCATGAATATGTTCTACAAGTTGTGGATGGATGCCATCGGTAACAAGAATGGATATAAACCATTTGAAATTCACTGGTCTATGGTACCTGGTCGTGATGAGGCCTGGAAATATGAAACAATTCGTAACACATCCGAAGAACAATTCAGACAAGAGTTTGAATGTGAATTCTTAGGTTCTACAAATACATTGATTTCAGGCCAAAAATTACAACAATTGGTCTACCATGATCCAGTTTACCAACACGATAAAGTTAAAATCTATCACCAACCAGTCAAAGAAACTGATGGTGAAGGCAAAACAGACCATCTATATGCAATTTGCGTTGATGTATCCGAAGGTAAAAACATGGATTGCTCAGCATTCTCCGTGTTTGATATATCGGAAATGCCATATAAACAGGTGGCCACGTACCATAGTTCGTCTATTAGTCCTGTTTTGTTCCCTACCATCATCTATAATGCAGCTAGAATGTACAACAATGCATACGTTCTAGTTGAAATCAACAATACACCTCAGGTGGCCGACACCCTACATAATGAGTTAGAGTACGAAAACTTGTGGAAAGTGTTTACAGGTAACAAGAAACCACAACAATTGTCGGCTGGTTTTGCTCGTGGTGTGCAAATGGGACTTAAAATGTCTCCACAAGTGAAACGAATTGGTTGTTCCAACCTAAAAATGTTGATTGAAGGTGATAAACTCATCGTCAATGACTTTGATACCGTATCGGAATTGACCACATTTGTAGCACAAAAGAACACATTCATGGCAGAAGAAGGTGCCAATGACGATTTGGTGATGACGATGGTCATCTTTGCATGGGCAACAACTCAAAAATACTTTAAAGAGATTGTAAGCCATGACATTCGTAAGCAATTACAGTTGGAACAGATGAATCAGGTCGATGATGAAACGTTACCTGCACCTATTATTGAAAA